GCGGGCATCGACTGCAACCAAGCGATATCGTCGTCGCCGTCTACGGTTTCACTCTGCACGCCCAATTTAATCTCAACTGAGCTCGAGGATTCATCGTGACCCCCCGGCGGCAGCGGCAACACGCCAAGATCGAGAATGGCCGTGCCGGTCGGGCTGCCGGTGTCCGCCAACACTTCGTCACCGGTCGCCAGCCGCGTCAGGTCGAAATACATGGCCAACCGATAATAGGCGTCATGCGTCGCGCCGCCGCTGCCCTCGAAAATGGCCAGCCATCGAAACGCGTCGCCCTTTGCTTGGGCCAATTTCCCATCGCTGGGCGTCCACTCCGCCAACGCGGTGTCGGGATCCTGTGGCGCCGTCCACGAAAAAGATTTGTTGGTCCATGTCCAATCCTGCACGCTGGGCGCGTTGTGGCTGTTGACGCCAAGCCACACATGGCGAACCAAATCGGTTGTGCCCGATGTGTTCTCTAATTCGATATGCGCCGGTGTGGGCAATGCGCCCTCGATCAAGGTCGATTCGTAATAGTATGCCGTGCCGTCGGCGTTGACCAGCGTCTCGCCGTCGACAAGTTGCGCCAACGCGCCTTCCCAATACGCGCGGCGCGTCCAGGTCACAAACACGCGCACCGCGTCGCCGCCATCGAAAATCCTGCCGGCCGGATCCGGGTCGAGATTGACGGCGCCATCGATAAACTCGCTGCGCCCGGTCACGCCGCCCGAGTGGGACTGATAATTGATGTAGACGCGCGGCCCCGTCTGCAACTCCTGCCGGCGCCGGGCGCGGATGATCATCCGGTCGATGGCGGCTATGGAATCCGTGTAAACGTCCGGATCGGAGCTCCTCAAAATCACCTGCGCTTCCTCGGTGATCGTCGCTCCCGGCTCCATCGCCTCGGCCACCGAAACCGTATTGGGCGCATACGTGCACCCATGATACGCGCCCGCGCCGCCCGACAACGTGACCGTCGTGATCCCATCACTGATCGTTAGCAGCATCTACCCTCCCATTCGTCACTATGCACAACTTTATCGTCGAGGCCCCGGCGCCGGCGCCGCAGATCTGCGTTCTGCAGCGCATGTTGATGGCCATCCGGAGCGCGCTTGGTTGGTGCAACCTGCACAACTAGAGGTCCCGGCGAATAATATCGGCCACCCGGCGCGCCATCTGATACACGTCGATCTCCGTGTTGATCGTGTTGTACTGATTGATCGTCACCGTCGCGCCGCCAATGCCCGCGCCATAGATCCCAGATGCCGCCACCGCCGCCGATCGCTGTGGTTGCTCATCGCCGCCACCGCCGCCCAGGAATCCAGGCAACTGCGGAAAGCTGGGCCAACTGAAATCCAACAGATTATCGATCCAATTGGGCTGGCTCAGCGACGGCCAGCGCCAGCGCACCAGATCCACCACCCACTGCGGGCGCGATAGGTCGGGCCAATCCCACGAGGTAAGATCCACCACCCATTGCGCAACGTCCAACTCCGGCCAACTCCAATCCGTTAGCACCACCGCCCAATCGATCTCCTCCAGAATGGGCCAGGTCCAATCCACCAACTTGACCGCCCAGCCCACCGGCCCCAGCAGCGGCCACGCCCAATCCAATAGGTTGTCGGCCCAGGACGGCAACTCAAAGGAGGGCCACTCGAAACTGGTCAATCTATCCAGCCAGGCCGGCGGAATGATGTCGCCGAACGATATCTCCCCCGTCACCAGGCCCGCCAGCGTCGTGGCAACTCCCTGGGCGGCCGTCTGGACCCGGCCCAGGCCCTCGGCCACGCCCTCGAATCCCCAATTCTCTAATGCCTGGCGCGCCTTATCGCCGGCGCCGCCCACGTTGAAGAGCACCGCCGCCAGGCCCACAGCCGCGCCAACGACTAAGCCAATCGGCGACACCAGCAGCCCGGCCGCCGTCGCCAGCGCGCCCAGCACAGGCGCCGCAGCCGAAGCAACCGTCACCACACCGCCGATCACAGTCGCCACCGGCCCCAGCGCCGCCACCAGCCCCGCGCCGATCGCAATCATGCGCCGCGTGCCCGCCGACATCTGCGTGAAGCCCACGATCCAGCCCGCCACCTGCTCGATGATGGGCCCCAGATTGGTGGCGAGATCCTCAAAGACCGGGATCAGGGCCATGACCGCATCCTCCAGCGCCGGCATCGCCGACTCCGCCGCCTCCATGATCGTGTCCATCAGAGGCGCAGCAGCCACCGTCAGGCGCCGCCACAGCGCCGCAAACTGGTCGCCGAACGTCGTGTATTTCTCATTCAGCGTGTCCGCAGAGCCGGCCAGGTCCTCCATAGACGTACCCGCCAGCGACAATCCCGCCACCGCCGAGTCGCCCAGGTCCTCGAACTGCGTGCCCAGCAGACTGGCGCCGGCCTGCATCCGCACCGCCGCGTCGTCCGTCTCTGTCAGCGCAGCCGTCACCATCGCAAAGGCGTCCGCACTCGTGATCGACCCGTCCGCAATCCCCTGCGTGATCGACTCGGCCGACAGCCCGATGGCCTCCAGCGCCTCCGCTGTGCTGTCAGACCCATCCGCAATCCTCAATCTAAACTCTTTGAACGAATCTGCGGCCTTATCCGTCCCCAGCGCGCCGGCCTGCAATCCGGACTCGAGCAGGGAGAAGAACTGCCCCGCGTCCGCGCCGCCATTTGAGAACTGCGTCGAATATTCGCCCACACTGTCCAGGAAGTCGCCGCTCGAATCAAGCCCGCGCTGATACCCGGCCGCCAAGAAGTCAAACGCCTCGGTGCTGGTCAGCCCGAAATCGCGCATCAACTGTCCGGCCGCCGCCACCGACTCCTGCACACCGACCCCAAACGAATCCTCCAGCGCCAGCGCCTGCTCCGTGATCATCTGCAAGGCAGGCTCATGCGCCGCCAGATCGAACTGCTTGGCCACCTCAGCAACCGCCTCGCCGGCCGAGGTCACAGAATCCGTGAAATTGTTGCCATACACAGCCCGCGCAACCGCGCCAAACTCCTCCGCCTTCTCGATGGGCAACCCCAAACTGGCGGCCATATTCGCCGAAGCCTGTTGCGTCTGGAGCGAAACCTGCGCAGCTCCCGCGCCCACAGCCGCAATCGGCGCCGCAAACGCGCCCGTCAGCCCCGCGCCGATCGCCAGCATCTTCTTGCCGGACGACCGCATCTTCGACTCCGCGTCGCCGAGACCCTTAGCCAGGCCGGCCGCGTCAGACGTGATCGCCACCACCAACGATCCTACTGTGGCCATGCTACCCTCGCTTGAAGATGTTCATGATCGCCGACTGCAAATCTGACTGGCTCGTATCTTCGCCGGACCGCCGCTGTATCATATCCGCCGGCTGCAACGCCTTAGATCCTTTAGGCCGGAACAGATTCGCCATCGTGGACGCAACGACCCCCGTGCGCAGATCGTCCTGCTCGCTGCCGAACGGCTCCAACTCATGAAACGCCATCCATTCTGTCAGTTCCCGGCTGCTCATGCGCGCCAGCAGCTCGCCCACAGGCATGCCCATGGCCAGAGCTAAGCGGAAGACGAACCTGCGCTCTGGCCGTTGCCGAAATTTTCCGTCATCTCCTGGACGTCGCCGTCACTGATCCCGCTCAGCTCCTGCGCCTTGGTGAAGATTCGGTCCAGCGCGGCCGCGCTCCGTTCGCCCAGCGTCTCCACATCATTGGGACCGAACAGCCGTTTCCCGTCGGCGTCCACCACCGTCATCGACACCAGCCGCGCCCGGATATTGGCCAGATTCATCGTCTTATCGCGCCCATTGCGCTGTACCACAGACGCCTCGAACGCATCGCGCTGCTTGCCCGTCAACCCCATTACGCGCACCGAGCCGCCCCATTCCGGCATCTCAACCACAGCGCTCTGTAGGTCATCCGCCTCCAAGATCGCGGCTCGGTCCAACAATCCATTACTCTTTGCCATGCTGCCCTCTTACGAATAGGTCCATGTCGGCGATCCTGTCGTACGCAAGGTCACCGATGCAGAAGCCTTGTCGTCGAACGGCAACGACATCTCAAAGCCAACCACGTAGGCGTTGAACTCCACCATGATCGTCCCATCCGGGAACACGATCTGCCAATCCTCCAGCGTCCGGTTCTCCATCGCATGCAACAGGCCGGTCGAGGCCCCATCCTGGTGCGATGCAATAGACGGATCGAAGTTGATGTCGAACGTAATCTCGCCCAGATCCACGAAGCTGGGCACAAACTCCCGGTAAGGGAAGCTCGAGCTATCATGCGCCGTCACATCGATGGTCTCCGCGCTCTGCGTCGGTCCCGAAATGCTCGTCACATTCGCAATCGTCGCCGGCGTGCTCCCCATCTTCAGCAAAGTGCCAAAAGCTGCTATACCTGCCATACCCTAATCCTCCACAAATACTATCCAGTAGTCGCTCGACGTCCGGTACTGCTCCGTCGTCGGCTCATACAAGTCCAACTCATTCGCTCGCATCACAGACTGCACCACAATGCTGCCCATGGATCCCATGTAGCCGTCGATGCGCTCCCGCACCGCCTCCGCCACCGTCTTCGCCGACAACAGCGTGACGCCATAACAATCGAACTGAATTCGACAGCGCGTCAGATGGTTCGGGCCGGCCAGATCGTAGGTGCGATTGGTGCTGATGCGCTGAAACGTCACATACGGCGCAGGCGACTCCTGCGGCGCCAGCAGCGGATAGAGCCGGTCGCTGATCAGACCCGTCAAGGTCACATCTGCACTGACATAGGTGTACAGGCCCGCTTCCAACACTAGCCAACGATCTCCTCGAGCTCATTGCCCATGGCCCGCTGCGCAGCGTCCTCGCTCTCATCCGCGGCCGGCCGCACAAAGGGCCGCGCCACCAGGCCCGGGTTCTTGGCCCCGGCATATACCGAATCCTCGATGCGCAGAGCCTCCTTGGTCTTGGGTTTGACCGCGTGTGGAGGCGTGCCGAACTCGATGTAACGCGCATACCAGCGCTCTTCCGACGGGCCAGCATGCACCACGACACGTTTGGCCGACTTCTCCACCGTCTCGCGCACCACATCTTCGCCCAACGTGCCTGGCGCCCGCTGCTCGATCGCCGCCTGCACCACCTCGGCGCCCGCGTTGCAAATAGCCTCCAGCCCATCCTGCACACGCACGCCGGCCTTCTCCAGCTCACGCACCACCTGATCCACACCCTCGAGCCGAACCTGAATACCCTTGCTGGCCATGCTCACCCCTCACGTTTCACGTCTTCACGCATCACGTTTCACGCCGTCTCCCCAACTTCCTCACGGCACAACAACACCAGCTCACGCCCGCGCCCATCCGGATCCACCGCACTCTCGATGTCCAGGATCTTCGAATCATGCAGTAACCGGTTCAGCGGCCCTACGTCATCCCGGTAGCGGATCTTCACCCGGTGCGTCACCTGCGCCACCTCCACATCTGCGCCCGACACCACCCGCTCCCCGGCCGGAGCCATGCGCACCTCGCCCCACACCGTGGCCAGCGTCGACCAGGACAAGATCGACGCGCCCAGGCCGTCGCGGCTCTCAGACGCCTCTTCGATCGTCACCCGATGTCGCAGCCGTCCCGCTCTCATCAGTACGCCCGATCTGTCATCACCAGCGAATCAAACGCCAGCGGCACATCATAGACCGGCATATCGCTGCCCGTCTCTCGATGCTCATACCAATGCGCCGCCAGCAACAGGATCGCCTGCCGGTAGCGTTCTGGAACATCGTCCGCGGCATCGCCATAGCCCGCCACGAACGTCACCGTGATCACCGACCTGGCCAGACGGTCCGGCCACGAAGCCCCATCCGCCAGCACCAGCCGCTCCCGCGCCGTCTGCACCACATATTGATCGCTGGCCAGCGTCTGCGCATCCCCGGCCGTGTCCGTATAGCCAATCGATGACACGCTCTGCAACGGCGGCCGTGGGATGTCGATGGCGCAGCCCGGCCAACTGTCCAGCGTCAGCGCCAGCGTCTGCGTGATCAGCGCCCGCCGGCTCACCAGCTCCGTCTGCTCGCGCGCCGCCATGACCAACGCCTCGATCAGATCGTCCTCATCGGACACATCGATCCGCGCATGGGCCTTGAAGTCGCTCACCGTTACCGGTTCCGCAGCCGGCGCCGTCACAATCCGCAGGTACATCGTTTACTTCGCCTTCGACGTGCGCCGTTTGCGCGACGTTTCCTGCGGCGGCGCATCTGCCTTCTCTTCCACAGGATCCACCGCCGCCACCTCCACAGGCTCCACGGCCGCTTTGGACGTTTGCAACTCCGCCACAGCCGCGCCCGCCTCAACCAGGCTACGGCCCAGCTCCTCGTCAACCACATGCACCGTACCCGCGATAAAGTTGCCCGCAGGCCCGGCCGCCGTCTTGATCATCTTGATCTGCATACCTACCCTCCATATCACCAGGCGTCATCGCGGTCGCATGCCTGGCCGGGCCTGCCAGGCCGCAGCTTAACTACTCGCAACGATGCCAACGCCCCGCAACGCCGCCAGGATCGCGTTGGTCTGCGCCGTGAGCTCCTCGCACAGTTCCAGCAGCTCGCTCACCGTCGGCGTTGAGCCATCCGCCACCGTCACGGCGCCGTCCGGCGTGATCGACGGATCGTTGCCCGTATACGTGATCGCCAGCGTACTGATCGCGCTCGCCTGCGTCCCATCGTCCGTGATCGAGCCGCCGGCCACCACATCCAGTTCGCCCGCGGCCCCGATCGTCAGCGTCCCATCTACAGTCAACCCGGCCGCGCTGCCCAGCGTCGTCGTGCCATTCATGACCAGCGCGCCGTCACTGTCGATCGTAAGCGTGTCGCCGCCCTGGTTCTTGTAAATTGGTACGTTCGCCATACTTCTCCTCCTCACGCATCACGTTTCACGTCTTCACGCTTCACGTTTCGCTCTACCCTACGCCTCCGCCGGCGAAGCCACCGCCGTCAACTGGCTCACCTCGGCCGCCAACTGCGTCACTGCCGGCGCATGCGCGCCATACAGGATCGCAATCGTATCGCCGAACGCAATGTTCGCCGTGAGCGACGCCAGGTTCGCCTTCAGATAGCGCTCCTGCGGCCGGTACACATCCACGATCAACAGCGTACTGTTCAGATCGTCGTTGATCGCGCACGTCGCCGTCGCCACCGCGCCCGAAAGCGCCGCATAGGTCCCGCCGCTCGTATCGCACTGTTTCGCCGTGAGCGTCGCCACCCCCGTCGCCACCGAATCGGTGATCGGCGTCACGAAGATGCAGCCCTCATAGCCGCTGGTGTCCACCAGCGCGCTGTCGCTGTCCGTGTCATCCGCCGCCGCAACCGCCGCCAAGGCGTAATACCACTTTAAATCGTTCCCCATATTCATGGTCTGCTTCTCCTAATACCCACTGCCAGAAAACCGGTTCTTGGATGCCAAGCTCCAAAACTCGGTTTCTCAGATCCCAACTGACTGCCTACGCCAAGGTGACCCGCGCAAACGCCTCGGCCACCACCGGCGCGCCGTCGGATTCCATGCGCCCGATGAACCCATCCTGGTTCGTCTCCGCATACAGCTCCACCAGACGCTGCACCTGCATATCCAGCGCATCCACGATCCAGTACTGGCTGAAATCGCCCAGGATCCCAACATACAATCCAGTCGTGAACGTGTTCGGCGCGTATTCGCTCATCGCCGTTGGGAAGCCCAGCAGCATATCTGGCTCGCCGGCCCGCATGCTCTCCTGCCACAAATACTGGCCCTCGCCGTCTTTGAGCTTGGCCACTGCCTTGATTGCATCACGGTGGAAGAGCCACCGGGCCATCCGCCAATACTGACCCTTCAGCGAATACTTGACCTCGAACAGATTGTCGGCTCCGATCGCCGTGGTCGTATTGCCCGTCGAGACGTCCCGGCTCGTGGGAATGCCGTCGGCCGACGCCGTGAACACGCCAAGAGGCTGGTTCGACCCGTTGCCGTTCAGAAAGTTGTTCTCCATCGTCACGCCGAACTTGTACGCCAACCGGTCGCGCACCAGCGCCTCCGCGTCCACCATGCGCAACAGCTTCTTGCTCACCTTGATCCGCTTCGCCAATGGATGCGGGTACAGGTCCCGGCGACCAAAGGACATCGTGCTGTCCTCGTCGCCCGTCCCGATCTCGCTCGTCCAGATCGGATCGGCCGGGTCCGCTGCCAGCGAAGGCGCGCCCATGCTCTGCGCAGTCGCCACCGTGAACGTGGTCGCCCACTGCCGGATGAAGGCCATGTTATCCATGTCCTTGATCAACATGTCCACGAATTGCATGGGCGGCACCAAGTACCCGCCGGAAGTCGCCACGTCCACCTGTAGTGCTCGTTCATCCCAAAGGCCGGTCCGCAGCCACGCCCCAAAGGCCCGCTGATACGCCGGCTTCAACGTGGCCACCAGGTCCGCATACGCCCGCTGTTCTTGCCAACCTGCCGGCAACTGGGCCATGCCCCGGCTCTCAAAGACCGGCGCTGCCGGCTCATCATCGCCACCGTTCTCGCCCGCGCCGCTCACATTCTCGTCATCCATGCTGGTCTGTCGCCTGGACTCGCCCAGATCCGCCTGCGCGTCCAGCAACCGTTCCCGGCGCTCGATCTCCGCCCGCTTCTCGTCGGCCGTATCCATCAAACGGTCAAACTGCTCATTCTCCTCGGCAGTCATCTCCCGCGTCTCGGCATCCGCAGCCTCATGCAGCGCCCGCGCATCGTTGATCAACCGCGCTCGTTCTCGCCGCAACTCATTCAGATTCATCCCAATCACCTCTTCAGATATTCATGCTCACGCGTCACGCCTTCACGCATCACGTTTCGCATCTCACACTTCCGCCAACCGCAACACACGCACCCGCCGCGCCGCCTGCGCCCGCATTTGGCCCCCAGTGCTATTCTCACCGGCCCGCCGCGCCCGCAGCTCTGCCGGAATCTCGGGGATAACCCCGTAGATATCATCATGTCTCGCATCCACAGACGTCGCCTCATACGCCGGCCACGTCACCGGCGAGATCTCGTACAGCGTCCCATTCGTCACGCGCCGCACCAGCGTCCCATCTGTCTCCTCACTCCACGTCATCCCATTCGGGAGCACCTTGAACCCGAAGGACATGCCATCCACATCCCGGCGCCGGATGCTCTCATACGCGTCCCGGCCCACCTGTGTATCAGGCACATCCAGCTCAAAGCGCACGCCCAGACTCTCATCGAAGAGCCGCAGCGTCCCTGAAGCCGTCCGGCCCAGCACATCGCCCGGGCCATGCTGCCACAGCGCCCGCACATCGCCGTCCGCCACCGAATCGCTGAACGCGCCCGGCTCGATCACCTCCCGGAAATCGAAGATCGGCGCACTCATCTGCCCATAGACCACCGCATACCCCGTGATCATGGGCTGCTCACCCTCCACGGCCCGCAGCTCCGCCCGTTGGAAGTACCTCAGTTCTCTGTCCATAAGTTCACCTATTACCAATCACGTTTCACGCATCACGTTTCGCTCTTAAGCCGCCGTGACCACACAATCACACCCGTCGTGAAGAGGCCCGTGCCGGCGTCGCTGGCCGGAGACAAGCGTCTCTCCCCCGGCGCCCGTCACCGTCGCCCCCTTCTCCACGAAATAGCCGCTGATGCCGATAACCTGGCCATCCAATCTTGCGCAGAATGGGCACGAATCGCCCACAGAGTTCCAGCGCAGGCTGCGCACCCCCAAGATCGTGTACGCCACCACCACCAGCGCGTTCGTCGCCTCCACAGACTCATCCGCGCTGCGCCTGGACGACTCCTTCTCCTCCCACCGGTCAAGCTGCTCTTCCAGCGCCTCTTCCAGCTCATCCTCCGGGCGTCCATCCATCACCGCGCGCAGCCGGTTCTCATGCTCCGACACATAACCCGTCGCCTGCACCCGCAAATAGCCCTCGATGAACTCCTCAAACCCCTCATCCGGCGCATCTTCGCCCAGCTCATCCGCGGCCGAGCTCGCCGCCATCGCCGACAGCGACTCCAACACAGGGCGGAAATAGTCCGGCATCGCCTCACGCAAATCTGCGTAAAACTCAACTAGCCACGTCATGAACCCGGACAGATCCCCGTTCGCCACATATTTATTGACCGCCCGCCGCAGATCCGCCACCTCGCGCCGCACCACGCGCCCATACGAATCCTCGAACAGCCGGATCATGCTGCGCGCCAGCCGCTGTCGGCCTCGAGCAACGTCCAGGACCTCATCCTCATCATCGCCGGCCGCCCGTGTCTCCAGCGCCGGCGCCGCCCGCATCTGCCCGGCCTCGGCGTCCTTACTCACATCGCCCTCGCCGGCCAGCCCCATGTTCAGCGGCCGCAGGAACTCATCGCCACCCTCATACGGGTTCAGATTCTCCAGCGTCCGCACCTCGTTGGGACTCATCACCCCGATCTGCACCATCGTCGAGTAGAAAGAAGAGCGTGTCTGGCTATCGCCCCACATCAACCCGTTGACCAGATGCTCCAGGTAATAGGTGCGGCGCTCGCTGGGGGTCAGCAGGCTAAGCCCCATGCGCTGGTCGATCCGCTTCAACCACGGCGCCAGGCTAAACTTCTCGAACTCAAGGGCCTGTTGCTCGATGTTGCTAAACGTCGCCCGCTCCAGGTCGCCGACCAGATGCGGAGGAACCCGGTACCAACCCGCAATCACCGACCGCTGGAATTTTCGCGTCTCCAGGAACTGCGCCTCTTCGGGAGGGATGCCCAGCTTCTCGATATCCATGCCCTCCTCGATAATGCGCGTCCGGTGCGCATTGGCCAGGCCCGAAGCCCCATCCTCCCAGCTCGCGGTCAAGCGGCTATGCGCCTCATCGCTCAGCCTGCCCGGATGCTTCAGGATCACGCTGGGCCGCGCCCCATTGCTGAAATAGCGGCTGCCGAACTCCTCCGTCGCCAGGTCCAGCCCGATCGAGTTCATCTGCTTGCGGATCGGACTCTCTCCCCACAACCCATTACCCATGAAGCGCACATGCAACACCTGGTCGCCTCTCAGCGTGGTCTTTCTGTTGTTGGGCAGCCAATACTCATACACCAGCGCGCCGCGCGCCCGTCGCAACGCCATCCGGTCCGGCCGCAGCGGCCACAACCCCGTCACCATGCCCCCGTTCGACCATTCGATCTCGCTGAAATGGTTGCCCCACGTCGCACAGTGCTGGATCATCACCTCTTGCCACTCGAACGAAGTCATCTCCGGGTTCGGTGAATCGTGCAACAGCGGATAGAGCGCATGGTCGTCGGCCCGCTCCTTGCCTCCGCTCGCCATGCGCCGGTAGGTGATCAGCGGCAACATCGCGATCGACTCCGCCAACACCCGCACACACGCATAGACCACCGCGCTGGCCAGGCTCCCCTCCACCGTCACCTCGACCCCGGCCGGCGTCGAGCTGCCCATCCCGAAGATGCGTTCCCAGCCGCTCTCGCTGCTCGGATGCTCTCGCCGCTCAAACAACCGTGTCAACAATCCGCTCACGATCTAACCGTCCGCATCCACGTCACCACCGCCGCCAGCGCCAACAATGCACCTCCCGCATAGCCCAGCAATCCCGGCCAGCTCCACAGGAGATACATCATCGCGCCCAACAGAACCAGGCCCGCCAACGCCATTAGATCCACCCAATCAAAATTCATAGCAACAAAAAAACGCCCGCTGCCATCGCTGGCAGACAGGCGTTCGAGACGCTCCATTATCGAAGTTGTTAGCGTGTGGATGGTCCTGTCCCCCGAAACCGGACCAGATGGAAGTGGCCCGGGTTGCGCATATGCGCCAGGACCATCCACACTTCACCTACAGTCTAGCACATATTATCTGCTTGGTCTACGAATCTGGACATTTGCCCTCGATTTCAGGATCAACGTCCCAATCACACACCCGGATCAACACATCCCGGCCGCTGGCGCGCACAATTGCCGGCAGATCGAACACACACTCTTCCTGGCGCATGCGCACATGCAAGCGCAGCGTCCCCGGCTCCAAGCGGCCGATCAGCTTCTGTTCCCCATCCGTCCGCAGCTCGATCAACGTATCCATGCCAACCAGCCTCCCGAACGCCAACCTAAGCCCCATCATTGCACAACATGCACAATTCACTCGCTGCCGGCAGCACTGGCCAGGCTTCTGCAGGAGCAATTTTAGCGGCTCCGGCGCCTCGATCGTTAGGGCATTCTGCACAATCCACCCTCATAACACCAGCACCCCGCGCCCCTCATAGACCGAATCCACATCCACCGCCAGCGTCGCCCGGTACAGCCCCATCATCAGCGCCACCATCCCGTCGATCTTCTCCGTCGACTTGCCCTTGTCCGGCTTCTTGTTCCCGGCCGGGTCCTCGGCCCACGTCAAATTACTCGCCATCCACGCCAGCACCGGGTTGCCGCCATGGTTGATCGCCCGCTTGGCCACCGCCGCCTCCAGCTTCTGCGCCGCCGGATTCATCGACACATAGCCCTGCCGGAACTGGATCAACACATCCTCCGCCACGCCCCCGGCCTGCAACTGGTTGCTCAACCACGTCGCATTCCACGGGTCATACGCCAGCTCCTGCACATCAAATGTCTCCAGATCCCGCTCGATCTGCGCCTGGATCCACGCATCGTCGATCACATTCCCCGGCGTCAGCTCCACAAAGCCCTGCCTATCCCACACATCAAAGGGCACCCGGTCCCGCCGCACCCGCTCCTCGATGTTATCCTCCGGAACCCAGAACCGGCACAGCACCGGCCGCACCCCATCATCATCCGGCGCAAACACATAGACCGCGGCCGTCACATCCAGCGTGCTCGACAGGTCCACCCCGACCCAGCAGCGCCGGCCGGCCAGGCTCGCCTCCTCGACGGGCCCATGATTGCACAGCGCCCACTTCTCCGGAGAGATCGCCCGCCGCTGCGCCGTCGTCCATACGTTCAACTCCTTCGTTAAGAAAGCGTTCAACAATCCCGGCTGATTTTTGGCCTTGCGCGCCTTGTCCCGCAATCCGTCCCCATACTTCGACACGCCCAGGTTCGGGTTCGCCTTGACCCATGCATCCTCGTTGTCCCATGGCTCCAGTTCATCCGTCTCCACATCCCGGTCCAGGCTGTAGATCAGCGCAAACCACGCATCATCCACCAGCGTCCCGTCCAGAATACGCTCGCTATAATCATGCTGCTGTTTACAAAATGACAGAGAATTGTGGCCGGCCGTCGTGATCGTGAAGATGAGCGGCTGGTCCCGGCTCCCCGTCCCCGTCTCCAGCACATGGTACAGGTCCCCATCCGGATGCGCATGCAGCTCGTCGATCAGCGCCCCATGCACATTCAACCCATCCAGCGTCTCCGAATTGCTCCCCACCGGCTCATACTTGGAGAACGTCGTCTCATTGTGGATGTTATTCTTCAGCACCCGCAGCTCGGCGCTCAGCATCGACGACTGGCGCACCATCCGGATCGACTCCTGGTGCACAATGCGCGCCTGCTCAATCTTCGTCGCCGCCGTGTAGATCTCCGCGCCCGGCTCCCCATCCGCATGCATCAGATAGAGGCCCACGCCCGCCGCTAAGGTGCTTTTGCCGTTCTTCCTTGCCACCTCCAGATAGGCCGTGCGGAAGCGCCGCGTCCCGTCCGCCCGCATCCACCCGAACAGCGACCAGAGCGCAAACTGCTGCCACGGTTCCAGCGCCACCGGCGACCCGGACCAACGCCCCTTGCTATGCCGCAACACCAGCGGAAAGAACGCCAGGATGCGCTTGGCCGCCCGCTCATCGAACCGTAGCCCGCGCGCCTCGCCCGTCTCCAGGTCCCGGCGATGTCGCTCGCACGCCAGCCGCACCCACCGGTTCGCCACCTGCCGGCCGGCCAGCACATCATCGCAATAGTCCTCGGCCAAGAACTCGATCGCCACATCGGCTAATCTGACGGGCCATTAGGGAATGGCGTCCACCATCTAAACGACGATATAGGCTCAGAACCAAAGTCCTCTGGATACAGCAGCACGCGATCATCATTTGGCCAATAGACACCACTCTGGACGATGTCATCATCGCGCACAACTAAGATACTCATGCTCTTGCCTGGCTTCCTATCTTCCGTCAGATTCCAGCAAACATTTTCGTACGATACTACGGCCATCAGATTATTCTCCCACCGCTGCATCCAGCAGATCCTCTACCGTCGCCGGCCGCTCATTCTCGCCCACATTCAGCCGGCTGCGGCTCCCCGGCGACATCCCGAACTCCGTCAGAAAGCTCTTCATCTGTTTCGCCGCCGTCGTCGCCACCGACCACCACGGATTCAGCACCGGATAGCCCTTCTCCGTCACCGTGATCATGCTGCCCTGCGCCAGCTCTTCATGCGCCCGCACCCAGTCCGCCCACGCCTGGCAATACGCAGCCAGCGCGGCCCGGTCCACCTGCGTCAGCAGCCCCAGCTCAAACAACTGCTTCGCCATCCGGTTCCACTCCTTGCGCGCCTCGCCCTGCAAGTGCTTCGGGCACGGCGGCCGCTTCTTCTTCGGCCGCGGCTCGGCCCCGTTCAGCGGCCGCTTCCCCGGATTCCCGGCCAATTCCTTCATCCGGGTCGGTGTCCGCGGCCGTCCCGCCGGCATACCCTCCCCCTATCGAATTTCGCGGAAATGTGTCCGGAGCCACCCGCTCGGTCTACGTTCTGGAGGCTGTAGAGATTTGATCCGCCCCCCGGCGCACGCCCTGCATCGAGCCACCTGCCTATCACGACCATAGGATTGCGCCAAATTCTTTGAAGCTTTCACGGAACTTCGATCGATAGTTGCCGAGATAATAGATGATCTGTGATTGAGTTGGGCGCTCTTGCACGTTGCCAGCTTCATCGATGTATTGAATGCGATGGTCAACGAGACAGATCGCGATCTCCAGCTTTGCGATTCGCTGGAACGCTGGCTGATATACGACATTCATATTCACCAGCATGATTGCCTGGCTAACGCGCCGGACGACATACTCCTCATGCAACTTGGCTGCCCATTCGGCTGCTTGACCTGGATAGTCTGAGTATGGTGGATTGAGCCAGACATTGCCAAACCAGGGGCGGATCAGCCCATTCGTTGCCCGTGTAAAGTAGGCGGCTGCCCCCACTACCTCATTGGCCTTGGCACAGCTTGCCGGGTCCAGATCGATCTTCCCCATGAGGTTACGGGCTGCATCCACATAGCGTCGCGGGGTGTAATGCTCGGACGTTTTTCCAGGGCCAAAGTGCTGGGACACCCCCCTACGCTTTTTCGCCTTGCGTCTTTCGACTGTGGCACTCATGACATAATCCTTGCAGGTTCTCCCACGCATCAGTACCGCCTGCCCGCTTGGGTACAATGTGATCGACATCGGTGGCGGCAACGGTCCGGCCTTCGGCCTGGCACTCAACGCAGAGCGGATTGGCGGCGAGGAACATCTTGCGCAGCTTTTGCCAGCGCCGATCATAGCCACGTGCGGATGCACTGCCGCGCTGCCGGTCATACTCGCGCTCGCTATGTCGTCGACGGGGACCGCAGGCAGAGCAGACGCCATCTCGCACCAGGCCCTTGCAGCCCGACCGGTTGCAAGCCGTCGGCGCTTTGACTGGCATCAGCGCTCACGCCAACGCAACAGCAAGTCGCCCACCCCAGCATAATCAGTGCCAAGAAACGCATACGTGCCCATGACAAAGAAAACCCCAACGACCAACAGGATGATCCCGGCGCCGATCACGCTCCAACGTTGGCGCTCCGTGAGCGTACCCCACCAATCTCGCAGCAGTTGATCCATTACCTCCCCCTATGTCATGAGTCGTCGTGCGTGTTCTGTACATCAAGCGAAAAGCCCATGCCGGTCATAAAGAACCAGGCAGCAAGCGGGAAGGCGAACATAGATATTATCGCTGCTGCAACCGAGTTGATGCCCCAGTGCTCACCGATACCGCTGCTCAGGAGCCAGATACTCCCCACGAACAAACCATAGCCGGCCAACCACAGCAAGATATTCCTTCTGGAATGCCTTATCTGATAATTGCTGCGCACATCCAATACCAACTCGTTGTAGCGGCTGCCCAAATCAATCTCTATGTCGTCAATGCGCTCGGCAAAATGCTTCTCGATCTCATCGATGCGCTTGTTTATACGGCGATATCCCCTGCGGATCTCGAGCATGATCTCGTCATTTGGCCGCAATTTGCCGTGCGATCCACCGTTCAGATAACGGAACACGTTTTCTTTACCACCCGGCTTGGCCAGTTCATATGCCTCGTACAATGTTTTGCCCGCTGCCAGATGTCTGGCCAGCGCGGCCCCCGTGCGATAGGCTACCTTGACCTTTACTTCGGTGATCGTACAGATGATCGGCATACGTATTTCATCGTGTATATCGATAGCGATTCCCAAACTAGAGCAGGAATTGATAAAGAGCGCCAACCCATCAAGGCTACGCAGTTGCTGCGTCAGTTCACTTGTTGAAAAGAATCCATCATAGAGTTTGATCCCGTCTCGCGACCCATGCGCCATGAACCACAACATATCCAACCCTGGATGAAGATTGTCGATCAGGTTGCTAGACGTGGCATCTGGCCCGAGCAAGACACGGGGCGACAATGCGTTAATCACATCCTGCACTTCGGGCCGGGCGAAATTCAGTTCAGATTCGGGCGCGACAAGCAGCACATTCATACGCAGAGTATCCAAATAGAAAAAGCCACAGAGCAACCGGGCGCCGGCGCCGTGTGGCTCAGTATCAGTAATGCGCCGGCTCCCCACGATTCTCGCCTGCTGCGCATAGGATGGGAGCCAACAAAAATGGGGTGGGAGTCCCAGTTTGTCGGCTCCCACCCCAACTATACAAAGTATAGTACAACCGTTCTAATCATTCAACTTCGATCGCCACGACGAAGGTTTTCAGCTCTGAATCCCAAGTCACACATTCAAACTCGGCATTGACCGGCGCCATATCGGTTGGAATGCTATGGTTTGCACGGACGACAGTGTACCCGTGCTTTTCCAAAAATGCTCGCACGATATCGTTGAATGTCGGCCACGCTTTGGCAAGGATCTTGCCTTCCTCCGTCCACAACTCGCCATTGGCCGTTGATGTGGAAACTTGGCGATGCAGTCTGTAGATGCGCCCATCCCGGTCAGCCGTGAGCGTGAGTTGATAGTCACGCCAGCCGATACCGTCCCGACCGGACCTGTCCCTACTTGACGCCATCAAACAGACCAGCGAAGGAGGTGGGCAGACTTCCATGAATACAAATAGACCCGTGCAGTCAATGACAAGCGGTAGATTCTTCATTAGATTTCTCCTCAATTGATAGATTCTCAGACGATGGAATGTAGGCGGGAAAACCGGGCAACAATGGCATTTGCAGACCAGCCTGGCCGGTGCAGATGGGACAGAGTTGGGGCGACTTGTGCCAGCTCTTGAGACGACGTTCCAGATCTCGACCGGCATCCTCCCATACCCGAACAAGCGCCAATACGCAACCGGCCTCGGTGACAACTTCCGTCAGCCTGGCGCCCTTGCCCGCGACGTGCGCATTGAAGCGGGCGTCGATCTCTGGCGACCAGCCAAGATAATGCTTGGCGTGCTTATAGGCAGGTTCTATGTGGATGAGGTAGACGCCCGTGCCGTTTACATTCATCACGATGCCTCCCATCCGTTGCCATTCTTATGGTAACCCGCTTTCTTGAGCAAGCGACCGGCCGTGGACTTGGGCACGCCTGTGATTTCGCTGATCTGCGTCAATGAGGCGTATGGCGTTGTCTCAATCACCGCCTCGATTCGTCCCATCTTTTCGTCTTGTCCAACTGTCTCGCCAGTGGTAGACGTCCCATTGTCCCGTCTCACTGGGACGTCCTGGGACAACTTGGCCTCCAACTTGAGACGGCGTTCCTCGAGCTTGGCGTGGGCCTCGGCCTGTTTCTGCTCCAATTCGATCTCCATCTCTCGCCGGCGACGCTCGAGATCCAAGTCCTGCTGCGCGTGCTCGAATGCATGGATCTCAGCTCGTTGGCCGGCGAAATGATCCAGGCTATCAACCAGGGCATAGACGCCGGCGCCGACCATGGTGAGCAGCGGATAGAGTGCCGGCGCAATGCTGGCAAGGAAGGTCCAGGCCGGCAGCTCTCCCGTATGCCACGCGGCCCAGGCCGGCAACGTCTCGGCCGCTACGATGATCAATATGGTCGTTGCGAAGTAGATAGCGAACATGCCGATGGGCAGCCAGAGCGGGAACGGGCGCTCTGGTTGCTCTTTGTTGTGGCGATAGGTGCGCAGCGCGACGGCCGTGGCGCTGAATCCCAGTGACTCCACCACGATGGCGATGATGATGTTGCCGGTTGCGCTCCAGATGGCGATGGCGCTGGGCAAGGGCGCCAGCAGCGGCGCGATATAGGCAAGCACAGCGCCAAGCCCATCGTGCGTCTGCTTGGCGACTTGCTTTATGTTGTACATTGATTACTCTCCTTTTGGGTCTGTTCCCCCATACGGGGGTGTGTCCATTTTCCGGTGCACTGGATACGGAATTTCGCAAAACCGTATCAGGAACTGTCCGGCGCCGGTTCAGCATCTAGCCACTACCGTATCTAGTGCCAAGCCCCAGTTCACGCTGCCGGAATAGGGGCAGATGTCGCCTGAGCGCCTCCGGATTGTCGATGGCCCGCTCGCGCGCATGCTTCAGTACGCGCTGGGCCGTTGCGCCGTCAAACTCGACAATGCGATATCGACTGTTGGCCACACCGGATTGCACCAGCAGGGCCCTGCACCATTCCCACCGGCGTTGGCTCCAGCCGTGCCGGTATAACATGGCGTCCCGGCCTATGTCGTGGCCGGCCAGCAGGTCGGCATGGAAGAGGATGGCGTCTCTATAGGCACGGTTGGCGATCTTGGCAGCGTTGTTGTTCATGCGCAGTGACTTTCGCATTCTGGTGGCTTCCATGCGCGCCTGGCGCAACTCATACTCCGATTCGTTCTGCACCTTGTGCAACTGCGTCCGAAGCGCCTCAACCTGCGCCACCAGATCAGTCACCGAGGAGGCGCCGTTGCTGCGCTTCGAACTGCTTGTCCCATTGCTCGTGGTCGATATCCTGCTGTCGTCTAATCGTCTCGAAATGCTCACTGATTGCATGTCGCTGCGTCGCTCCATTCTCACGAATTCGTACACGGTCGGTCCGGTTATCCTCTGCCGTATGGTGTCGCTCCACGCCGGCGCTGCTGTGCGCTCGCGCAGAACGTTCGGACATCACCAACGCGCCCAGGCTGGCCAGAGCCGTACAGGAGATCCACCCCAGCCCGGCATCCTGGCCGGCGATGCCTACCTTCAGCCACATGCCGCCCCATAGCGCCAGCATGACAACAGCGATAACCACGATGTAGGGGATGGTGCGGATGATCCACGCACGGCTCTCGTCCTGCGGCTTCCCCTGCGACGATGTGAACGATCGAGAAGCCACGGCCGGCTTGGGCGGCGCGACATCGATGATGGGCGCAGGATTGCCCTCTGTGGAGCGTGCTGGCTGTCGTGCGCGCTCCACAGGTACAATGTCGCCCGTTTTGAAGCGCAGTTCGTCCGCGCTCACGAAGTTGCGCCCGCGCGGGTCGCCGGCCGGCTGGGTCTGGTTGTAGATATTGGATGGGGGCTTTCGCTTCATGACATCGCCCTCCCCTTGGACAGCACCAGGATGGCCAAGGGCAACGCAATCACCGCGAGCAGTGGCGCAACCAGGATGCCGATTGTCATAAAGCCGCCAAATAGCGCAGCGCATATGACCAACAACATGATCACGCGCCGCGCTGTCTTGGCTACGCCATGCCCCAGACGTTCATGCTTCTGTTCTGTGCCCAGCTCCACGCCAGCTTCGCCGCCATGCATCGAGCCCGGCAACGAGTCCGCAGACATGCAGCCGGCGTTCTGCAGGATGGATTCAGCCAGCGCGTTGTTGGCCGGAACCGTGATGTAGTGATCGGCCTCATCTGTCTCCAGTAGCTCCCACGGCGCACCATAGCCGTCCAGGTCCGCCACGATCGCCCATGGATTGCCCCGTAGCGGTACGCCATATGTTGCCGCCGGCGCATCTGCCGGCCATGGGATATCAGACACCCAAAAGCCGCCCTGTTGGTCCTCTGTGGCGTTCTTATCGGTGTCTGCGGCCAATTCACCCTCTACAAACAAAATCGTCATCTTGGTACTCCTCATTTTGGACAAACAAAGAATCCGGCGTACACGGGACGCCGGATTCGGTCTTTCATTCCAAGTTGTAGTCTGGTAGAATGGAGGCCAACCAGACTACTGTCCGTCATCCAGCGGTTTGGTGTTCACCGGCAGCGTTGCAGCGCTGCCGGTTTCTCTTCATATCGGTATCCCTTTCTCGGCAAGCATTTCCTCGATTTCTCGCAACTCAATTAAATCCAACAGCCCAGTGAGAACCGGATGGTTATATGCACTGCCATCCGGCGCAAGAGCGTGCCACTGGATTAACGTCTGCGTGAAGATCCAACCGGCCCCGACAAGACGCCGCTTGTACATCTGATAAAAGGCGAGCGTTCGTTGGTCGGGCCGGTCGGGATCCATGCGGTACTTACCGGTCTCCAGATCGATGATCATGCCGCTCTCTTCGAAAGAAGCGATCAGCTCAGCGTCCATGGGCAGCGGCGTGCCGGTCATGTTCTGATGGTTGATGAGACAAGCAGTGGTTGAGTCGGTCATGGCGTTTCCTTTCTTGAGTGATTAGTTGCGATAGAGCACAGAACGATTGAACGCAGGTAAGCGGAAGGGTGGGCGCTGTCGTAGTTGCTGATTGGCGTCCATAGCCGCGGCCAGAGACCGGCGCAACGCGACAACGCGCAGGTTGCATTGGCGCAGATCTGCTTCGCTCTGCCGGCGCCGCCGGCGCTCCAGCCAACAGGCGACACAAGCGGCGACCAGTACGCAGACCAGGGCGGCGATGATAACGGCGACAATTGGATTGGGCATCAGTTACTCCTCTTCTGAGACAACGAATTCTAGGTCGACGTCGTAGCCGGACGCTTTGAGCGCTCGGCGAATGGGGCGAGTGAGGCGCCCAGAGACCCAGTCTCGTGCATGGCCGTTGGGCAGTTCGATCTGCCATGTACTCTCGCTTGCGTGGAGGAGACGCGCATCGCCGACAAAGCTCGCATAGATTGCAGACCCTAGGCTACGCTCGAGATCTGCCAGCACACTGCGCCAGACGGTCTCTTCTGGGGTACATGGCTCTGGATCTGGGGCGGCCGGCCGCGGCGACAGATAGCCTTGGGTCGGCAACGGATCGCCAAAATGGCGCAGATAAAAATTCGTGCGCCGCTCCTCGCTCGAGAGTTCAGGCGCGCCCCAGCCCTCCTTCAGCCTGTGATGCAACGCTCCCAGACCGTCCACCTTGCCGTTCTGCCGGTCGCGCCGCCAGGCGAAGATCTGGCGCGCCAGCCAATCCGGATCGCAGCCCGCGAACGGCTGCGCTTCGGCCTCGCTCATGCCGATGGCCGGATCGGTCAACAGCGCCAGCGCACGTCTGTCAGTCGGTTGATCAGTACTAAGAGAGTTACTGACTGACTGACTAACTACTATAGTGTGATCAGAATCCGCGCGTATTTGATCGGAATCCGCGCAAATACGCGCGGAATTTGAAATTTGATCAGAATCCGCGCGAATATGATCAGAATCCGCGCGCAGGTCCAACTTGACATGATCGTTATTCGCGCGTATTCGCGCGGAATTTGAAATTTGTTCAGAATCCGCGCGAATATGATCAGAATCCGCGCGTGGATCTAACTTGACATGATCGTTATTCGCGCAAATACGCGCGGATTCCGCGCGTATTTGATCGAATTCCGCGCGCAGCCCCGGCGCAAAACGGACGGTAACCACGCTGTTGGTGTGGTATTCGAAGAGCCCGGCTTGGGCCAAATCAATCAGCAATGAGCGCACCCGCCCACCGGACAGCGGCTTTTCGCCATTGCCTAGCAGACTCCGGATGTGATCCCATTCGAAGACGGTGAAATCCTTGGAATCCATGGGAATGGCTTCGGCCAGGCGCAGCGCAGCGCGCACCGCGCTCGCGCCCAGTTCGGATCGGTTGATGTAGTGGACGATGATGCGATAGGTCATGCCGGCACAGGCTCCTCTATCCATTCCATTTCGGCGACATGGTAGGTCACTTGATGGTGCGTCTTGCCCAGGTATTTGGGCCGCTTCACATAAGCGACGTCTGTACCCTCTGGGACAGCGAACGCGCTGAAGCACAGCCGGATCTCATGCTGCGCAGGGTCGACACCCTCACGCGCCAGGGCGAGCCGGTGTTTGCTCCCCGTCTTTTGCAGCACGATCTCCAGGCCGCGCGGTAGCTTGCGATGAACCCAGCGACAATCACCGTGCCCGACGCCGTTCTCTAGCATTGCGGTCATTTCGTCGGCAATCTGTTGCAATTTCGTCTTGTGGCGCGCTTTGCGTACGTTTGTGGCCATGGCGTCTCCTCAAGTAACGGCTCTCAGCTCACGGATCTCGAATACGCCATCTAACTGGGGCTCGTTGTCCATGAGTGTGCGTGCATAGTATGGAGCGTAGTTGTTGTTGAGCTTGAAGCTGCTGTCGGGATCGTCCGTCGTCATGACAAATTTCCAGCGCAACACTTCGAAGAGCATCTTCATGCCGATCTTGCGCGAGCCTCGACGTCTCCACGCCAATGACAGATCCCGTAGCGCGTTATAGACGTGCGGGTTGGCCTCATGGAAGGCGAGGAACTGGGCCTCGATGCTCTGGCCGGGAATTGCACGCCGCGGCTGGACCGTCGGCGCAATCGGTGTATCGAACAGATTGAGTTGGGCGTTCATGCATCCTCCTTGATGAAATAGCGCATGGGATTCTTGCCCTCCACGCGCACCGCTCCCTCCCGCCGGGCAAAGAGCAAAGACGTATAAACAGTTGTCTTGTGCCGGCCGATGGCTTCTGCGATTTCGACACGGGTCGCGCCGGGATGCGCCTTCACATACTCGATGGCCAGGGCAGCGGTCTGGTTTTCCCGCAATTTGTACTTATGGAAAACGAGATTGGGCTCCGAAAATTCCGGCAGCCGGGACGCAGGCGGCCGGCGGCCAACGTCGATGAGCAGCGCGGTCCGATAGCAGTGCCGGGTCGTGTCCCAAAATCGTTTGACCTGGGGCACACCGTGCAGCCCATCGTAGTCGCCGGCCACGCTCCGGCCGACCGCATAGCGCATGTTGGTCATTGATTGCTCCCTTCCTTTTCATAGCTACTGAGATCCTCCAAAACATCGTCAATCGTGCTCGTAAGCAGAGTCACGGCTGTAAGCATTTGAAAGAGTTCCGCCTGGCTGGGCCCACGCTCGACGATGTCGGCGATGAGCTGGCGCTGCTTGCGCGTGGCGGAGCGGCCCCGCGCGATGATCTCGCGATATTTGTAGCCGCCAACCTGCGGTTGGTAGGGCATCAGGACCCCTCATCATTCACGTCGCGAATGTGCTCGGCCTGGCGACGCCGGGCCAACCAATCCGTATGGGCGTCGATATATTCGGCGATCATAGGAATGCCGGCCGCGGCGAAGAGCAGCATCATGATGGCGGCCTGCTCGATGCCGGCAACGACCGCGTAGCCAATCCCGACTACAGCCACGCCAAGCGCTACAAACCACGCGGTTTGGCCGTGATTTGCATCCCGCCGGCGCAGATGGCGCACGATGGCGGCATAGCCCCAGCCGAAGAGATCGAGCACTAATGCGATGATGATGATTGTCTGTAGATCAACGGTCATTTTCACGTCGGTTTCTGGTCGTTTGGGCCTTCTAGTTGGAATAATAGGCATTATTCCAACAGGATTTGCGGCCTAGCTGGACAAAACCTGGTCAACGTCAGGCCACCCGGAATCGATGGGTTTATGTCGCTTGGAAAGATAAACTTGGGTCGTGCCGATGTGGCTGTGGCCTAGGAATTCGGAGATCTCCAGCACATCCTGCCCCTTGCCGTCGCGGTAGCGCAGTGCGGCCGCCGTGTGGCGCAACGTGTGCACCGTGACGTCCGCCGGATCCACGCCGGCATGCACAAATCGCCGTCGGATGATCTGCAAGATGTTGGTCGACGTCATGGGCCGGTTGGCCGGCAAGTCCGCGCGCACGGTGGGCAAGTTGCGGCCCCGGTCCGGATAGATGGGCCGGAAGACGTAATGGCCGTCACGCCCAGGCCATTCCATGACCTGCGTGAAATGGCAGATGGCGTGGTAGGCCGGTGGGGGCAGCTCGTCCGTGCGCGCCTTGCCCCCTTTGCCTCGCCACGTGTAATAGTAGCGATGCCGCTCTTCGTCCACCTCGATGTCGGCCCAACGCAGCATCGCGATCTCCTGGTTGCGCCGGCCCGTGTAGAGGTAGGTGGTGATCAGCGCATAGTCTCGGGCCCCAGCGCGCGACTCGACATTGATGCGTCGCAGCGCACGCTTCACCACCGCCACGTTCAACGGCCGGCTGTTCTGGAAGTCCTGGCGTCCGGGCCGGTCGACCGGCGAAAACGGATTGTTCCTGGGTCGCCCATTGGCGTCGTTGTAGAGACTCTCTTCGCCGGCGCCGTTGACAAACGTATACTGCTGGATGACGAACGTATAGAACGAGCTCAAAGCCGCCAGCTTGCGGCGAATCGTGGTGTTGGCCAGGCCCTGGGCGCGTAGGTGCGCCGCCCACGACTGGGCATCTGCACTGGCCACCAGCCACGGCTCCTTGGCCACGAAGGCAAAGAACTGTTCATAGTCGCGGCGATAGGCAGTGGCAGTATGGAGGCTGCCGCTGCGCCGCGTCTTGGATTGCAGCCAAGCCTCGGTGGCATTGGCCCAGGCGCTCGAGTTGTCCGTCATCGCTTCTTTTTCGTGAAGTCCGATTGTGAATGCCGGGGCTAGGATGATCACCCGGCTGCGGGAACTCTTTCCATATTATTCCCTTTGGGCAGTGAGAGGATGCCAGCCTGGACGGTCTACTGGATTATTTTCCGATGGGCGCCGGTCAATGCCGTGCGCTGGTCGTGCTCGTCTTTATCCGTCCCTTTAGCCATCGTGAGCACACCCCATGGCAAAGATCTGTGCAGCAGCCGGGATTCGAACCCGGTTTGAGCGTGCCTGACTCGAATCCGATGGTTTCAGAATGCTCGTCACGCATCCACCTGCATCCTCGGCTATGGTCGGTCTTTTTATGACTTTGATTCCCATCGGTCGTGCTCTTCAAGTTCTGTCTGCGTGTTCCCATCACGCCGCTGCTGCTGGATGTCTTAATGCTCTCTATCACGCTTGAATTGGCATTGGGCGGTCGCAGCGTGTTGTCAGTCATGTTGGCCACGATGAACGCTGCGGCCGCCCGGCGAGTGATCAAGGGGACCGGCTGCTGGCACAGTTCAAAGAACTGCGCCCTTGATCACTCGCCGGGCAATGCCCATCTATACCGCTCCGGCCTGGCCGCCTGCGCCGGGAGTCAGGACGGCTTTCCCCGTGTCCAACCACAGCACATCATTCACTCAGAAACCTAACGAGGAAGGAGGACCCCGCCCGGTCTGTTACGGGAGGCCGGAGCGGGTCTAACGCACGGCGCTCCCATTTGGGTTTGCCGCTGCTGGTGATGGCTCTGGGATGATCTCGAGACGGTCCGCTTCTTCATGGATGAGGCGACGCAGCGTTGCGGACATGCTGGCGCGGCCATGGCGTTCAGCAATGGCGCGCAGCAGGTCCTTGTCAGTAGTGTTGCACTCGAAGCGGATGCTATCGTTCTGGGTATCAGACATTTTTATCCTCTTGATGTTAGATAAAATCTATCGATATCAAGAATAATACGCCTAAATCTAACACTTGTCAAGCAGTTTATCAAATTCGTGTAAGATAACAGCTAACATTCGTGCTAAAATCTGTATCTATGGGAAGCATGGGGCCACGCTTGAAGAATTTGCGTTTGCGGCGCAAGCTATCAGGTAGGGCATTGGCTACCTACCTTGGAATAAGCAACGCCCATGTCTCTGACATAGAAAACGGCAAGTCAAAGCCCAGTCTTGAGTTACTTGTACAGATTGCCGAGTATTTCGATTGTTCAGCGGATTACTTGCTGGGCCTGACGGATGACCCGGCGCCGGCAGGTGAGGCGAGTGCGATACAGGGGTTGTTCAATCGGTTGAGCGCCGGCCGGCAACAGGACCTGCTCAACATGGCCGAAAACTGGCTGGCCGACGAATCCGCAGAATACCGGCTGGAGTGGATCACCAACATGGTCCACCAGCTCGGCGACATACCAGAAGTCACCCAACACGCCCGTTCTCTCATCGATGCCTTACAAGATCAAGCGGAAGAGGAAGCTGGGGAGGGTGAGGCTTAGTCCCCTATGGCCGGCCAACGAAAAGAGGTCCCCAAGCAGGTTCGCGAGCAAATAGAGCGAGAGTATAAGAAGGTATGTGCGCTTTGTGGAGACACCTATCCGGATCTTCATCACATTGACGAAGACCCGTCGAATAATGATCCGCTTAACCTGATTCCTCTGTGCGGCAACTGCCATCGACAACAGCACATCCCGGCCAGGCAGATCGACCCTAACATATTGGCAATTTTTCGCCGATACAAACATGGCTGGCTGTTGGCGCCAAACTTCGTTCCGCTACATCGCCGAATGCAGTTTCTTAAAAAGGTCGAAGAGTATGACGATGTTGAGGAGTTGCAATCAGATGTTGATGAGCTGATCCGTTTCGTGAGAATTTTGGATAAGGGCGAATATTATGCCGATAAGATCTCAGGAATTGCATACTCGGATCATCCAAAACACATAGTCTATGTTCTTACTGAGACCGCAGAGGAACGGGCGAGAAGACTGATAAGGCGAGAGCAGCAGCATGCTGCCTATAGGGCGAATCTAGAGGAGCGTCGAGACGAGATCATCAATTTAGTTGTTGAGCTTACCCATTTTCAGAATTGGGAAGATCGCACGGATTATTTTCGATCAGATGCTGGTAGTCGTCGGGGACCTTAACGGCAACATCTAACCCATCTGCGTATCTTGTGCGCGGAACTGGAAAGCCTGCCTTGCCCATGTTCAAGTATAGTTCAGAGCGTGCCACTATGTCTCCATAGACGGACCACAGGGCATTGTCTTCACGCCATCGATTATTGTGATCGCGAAGAGCCATCACGCGCAGGATTCGAAGTTCGTCCCGAATATCTGTGAGGATTCCAAGCAGTTGCTTTTGGATGTCTGGTTCAATGTCCATGCTCTAATTGTAGCACAGTACCATTCTCAGTAGATTTGCATGATGGCATAGGCCGTCGTGATGAGCAGCAACGCATAGCCGGCGCGTTGAAGCCAGCGTCTCATTTTCTGGAGAAAAAGTCGCTGTTGTTTGGGTGGAAGGCGTTGAAAGTCGGCGATGATATCGTGTTTGTAGGTACGCTTGGGCCGAGATTTCTTACGGCGATTCATTGTGAAAAACAGTATAGAACAGTTGTTCTGATAGATCAAGTGACTTTTCAAATGGGCGCTTGACCGAAATTGATTCAGGAGCGCATCGCAGCCGATGTGGAGGATCCCCGCTCCAGCAAGAAAGGATGTGAGCGATGCGTCTCCTTGGCCGAATTCTGTTGTGGCTGTTCTTCTGGCCCATCATGGTGCCGATTGCGTTGTGGCGTCGCGGATGGATAGCCAAGATCGGCGCCCTTGTCTGGGCAGTGGTCGGCGGCCTGGTTGTCCTATCCTTCATCGCCAGCGCTCCGGAGCCAGCGCCAGACAGCGAACAGGCCGCCCGTGCCGTCGAACCGGTTCCAATCACAATCGCGCCAACAGATACACTGCTTCCAACAGATACCGCCACCGTGGAACCAACGGTCGCACCGGCTACGGAAACGCCCTTGCCGGCAGTGATCCCAACTGAAACCGAAGCACCGCTAACGACGACGCCTGTGCCAACGGCAGCCGCGCCCAACACAGCGACGCCTATCCCGGCCGGTAACCAAGCCAACCAGAACGCCAACCTGCGCGCCGGGCCAAGCACCGATTTTGATCTGATTGGCAGTGTGGCTGCCGGCGACACGCTCGATATAGTTGGCCAGAACGCGACCGGCGAGTGGTTTCAGTTGGCCTCGGGCGCATGGATCGCAGGCTTCTTGATCGACGGGGATCTCGGTGGGTTGCCGGTCGTTGCAGCGCCGGAACTGCCGGAACGGTCGATCGTCGTGCCGGTGGAGCTTGGTGTTGCAGAGGATAGCGCCGGCGAACCCAACCCGCAAGCATTTGAATGCGAGGATGGTTGTGCCGTATCCCCAGACCCATCCTGTTCGATCAAGGGGAACGTGAACAGCCGTGGAGACCGGATCTATCACATGGAAGGCTGGCGCGACTACAATCGCACCGACGTCAAGCCAGAAGAAGGAGATCGTTGGTTCTGCACCGAACAGGAAGCCGAAGACGCCGGATTCCGCAGGCCGCTGAGGACTTGAGCGCATCTACGGCCGTCCCGAAGGCATGCCGCACGGATTGTCATAAACGCAAGCCATGAGGTATCTGATAGCGATTATGTGGCGCACGGTTCACATCCGTGAGGTCGGGGGTTCGAGTCCCTCTTCGCCCACACAATTTATCGCTGTCAAGACGCACCTCTGGGAACAGGGTGCGTTTCGTGCTTTTTGGGGCCAAAATGGTTATTCAAACAGGATAGATTCGCCCATTTGTGCGGGCTGCAAACCGCACGGATAGGTATCGCCGGAAACCTCATGGATAGGATGACGGATTATGACATTGAGTGACGCAATTGAGGGCTTCTTGCTCTACAAGGCCGCGACAACTAGCAAGAACACAGTGCGAGATTACCGGAACACGCTGCGCCAATGGAGCGAATTTTTGGAGGGCGATCCGGACGTCGAGGCGCTCGAGCTGCAGCACATTCAGAGATTCCTTTACCACCTGCGTGTGGACCGCAAACTGGCGCCGAAGACCATCAAGAACGCCCACACCGGTCTGTCTGCTTTCTTCACGTGGTTGGAACGAGACCACGGCATCCCACATCTCATTCGTGGCCACATCCCATCACCGAAGGCGAACCCACCGGAGATCATCCCACTGACCAAGCGCGATGTGCGTGATCTATTGTGGGCATGCAACCGCTCGGCGCCGAGCCGCCGGGTGCCGGCCGGGCAACACAGGCCAACTCGCTTCAGAGATCGGGCCATTGTCCTCTTCCTGGTCGATACCGGTGTGCGCGCCAGTGAACTATGTGATCTCAAGATTGGGGACGTCGATATGGATACAGGGGCCGTCCAAGTGCGGAATGGAAAAGGGGACAAGGCCCGCACGACCTACATTGGCACGGTGGCGCGTGAAGCGCTGTGGCGCAATCTATCGGAACGCAAATTCAAAGCAGCCGACGATCCGCTGTTCGCAACCAGCAGACGCCAACCCATGGACCGCGACGCCCTACGCAAGATGCTGTTGGCTGCCGGCCGGCGAGCGGAGCTCACCGAGCCTGTGGGGCCGCACCGGCTGCGCCATACGTTTGCCATCACCTATCTACGCAATGGCGGCGATATCTTCACGTTGCAACGCCTGCTGGGCCATAGCAGCCTCGACATGGTCCGCAGATACCTGGCAATCGCCCAAGTAGACGTGGCCGACGCCCATCGACGCGCATCGCCGGCCGACAACTGGCGCCTGGCATAGATCAACTCACTCATCAGAGGGCGCGCTGGACTCCACTTCGTCGCCTTCTTGCAAATTGATCAACTCCCGCACAAACGTCAACGCGCCGATCTGCTGCTGCTCTTGCTTCTCTAATTCCACCAACTTGCCGCGCAGCGCGGCCAACTCCCGGCGCATCTCGTGCAGACCCCTGGATAACATGCCTTCCTGCTGTTTGAGATCCGTTCCATATAGTTCTCTCATTTCCCCACCCCCTAATCTATCGACGGTAGTTTGAACATATCCGGCGCCAGCGCTTGCAAGTTCTCACTATGCGTTATGATCGAGTTCGCCGCTTGCAATATGGGCGCCAGGTCGGACAATGCCGGCGCGATCAAGTTGGCATAATGCGGCTCGAAATCGTCGAGGTCGCCGCCATTGAGGCGCGCCGACATGGTCAAATGATAGTCGACCGCGCGCGCGCATGCTGGATACATACCCCTAGAAATGTGCTTGATCAACACGCGCAGCGCGTCCACAAAAACACGATACTCTTTCATGTCTTGATAGTTTGCAATGATCACATCGCCGTCGACGACATCGGCAGCGGGCTGTATGCCCTGCAACCGCTCGATGGTCTGGGCGATCTCTGCGCTTTTGTCAGTGGCCATAGGCTATTTGATCCTCCAAGTGTTCTATGCGCTCGCAAAGTGCCTTGATCGCTTGCACGGTATACCCGAACGCGGTCACCGGCGAAAAGGCGCGCCCGTCATCCATGCCGAATTCGGGCATCTCATCCGTGACAATGCCATGAAATTCGCTGTTATTGTAGCTGCCCGACCGGTACTTGAATCGATGAATCGGCGCCCGCAACATGGACGCCAGCGCCTTGCCCGGCTCTATTCCCGGCCCAAGGATGTCCTTGGCGGCCGCCGCGCTGGTTTGGGTGCCGACCACGGTACCGCTAGCGTCGTTGGCGTATGTGGGGTCGCCTGAATTCCAAACGCGTAGGTCGCCGCTTCCATCAACCCACGTCCGATAGCTGCCGCCGTTTCGGTTCATATATACAAGATAACCGGCTGATCCCAAGCCATCAGAATTTCGGCCAATGTCGATATGAGGCCCACGATTGCCCGACCCATTGGCCACAGTCGCCATACGGAAAACCGGATCATTGGACGCGTCCAGGTATTCGAGTTCGGCGATCTGGTCGCCATCATGGGTCCACTGTTGGATCGGTTCGGTCGCGCTGGCGTCTTGCTCGACGTGCAATTTCCCGTATGGGCTGTTTTCGTTGACGCCAAAATTACCGCCCTGCGCGGTCACATAGCTGTCGTCGCCGCCATCGCCCGAGAAGCGCGCCGCCGTCGCGGTAGTGTCGTTGCCCGCGTATATGTTGACTAGAAAATCTGCCGTTGTGTCTGTATTGCGTCCCAATCTAATGTGACAGTTGCCGGATCCTCCGCTAGATAACGCATTCAGGATCACAAAACTGTTGTCATCCCCGGTCTTTTCTACCTTGCCCGATATCCCGCCATTGACGAACCCAAACGGTTGCCCGCCGGATCCGTCGTAATAATAGACGGTTGCGTTATTTGTATCGATCTCTACTGCCGCGGTGCCGTCGGATTGCTGGAACGCGAACGCGTCGACCGCATCGGATGCAGCCAAAAATATGGCGTTTCCATGAATGGTGATATCGCTCGTATCTAGAAAAATATTATCTGACGCATCGATCTCACATCTCCATGAGTCCAAAATGATAAACGATTCGCCGCTTGTGTCGTCCGCCGAATCAATGGTGATATCGGCGCTGCTATTGCCAGCGATAGCGTCCAATGTAATTCTGCTCGAAGGATTCAAAGCTGACGGCGCCGTAACGGCGCGAATACCCACATGCGGGTTAATGTCTACTAACGCGTCAACCGTGCCCAGATATATATAACTGTCGTCGGCGCTGGCGCCCTGGTCTACGTATGCCGCAGAGGTTCCGCCGAATTCCGCGTTGCCGTCGGTAAAACTATACGCGCGGTCAAAACTCTCTGCGCCCAGCCCGCCCACAGTGATCACAACGCCATCATCAGGCGTCACGCGTAAAAATTCATTTCCCCCGGTTTTGGCAATGTAATTAACGTCCGTTAACACGAAACCCGTGCCGCTATCTAATACCACTGTCGCGCCGTTGTCATCGTTGGCCGTGAGGCCCCAACCCGTTAGGCCGGATAATCCCGCAAGATTGCCGATTCGCATCTTCCGGACCGCGTCGGTCCCCCAATCGCTAAACTCGTCCACACCATCGATCACATCGATAAACGGCGAATCATCCTCATCCGAGGTTAGGTACATGGTACCTTGTCGATCCGCGTCGGTCGTGTTGCCGATCCTAACGAAGTCCATGCCAACCGCTGGCGGATCCGTGCTATCATCCCAAGTAAGCTCAAATTCATATAGATCGGTGACCGCGGTAACTTCACCTTCGCAGACGTAGACGCCGGATCCTGTAAATCTTTGGGCTCGGATTAGGTCATTTTCCAAAAACCCGTGCGCCATTTCCTCTTCCGCATCGCTGCCCATAAAGTACAAGGGATGGAATGGCGCGGCATCGGCTTTGACCATCTTTGCGCCGGATGATATGAAAACGCTGCCATTGGTGGCGCGGATCTGTTGGATCAGCAGCTCATAAACGGATAGCCGCCCGCGGACCACGAGATCGTCTGTTTCCATGCTTACACGATTACTTGTGCTGTCGTCCAGTATGCGCCAGCCGTTGCCCGTCCATCCCGCCGTGAACGCGCTGGATCCGGCTGATTCGGTGTCAATTGTGATACTGTCGTCTGCATGGAGGATCAAATCTGCGGTATCACGCGCGTGGATCTCCGGCACATGCAGAACCGGATCCAAATAAGCGTCATCGTCTTCTAATCTAAAAATATCGGCGCTATCGATCTCCCATAAGAAGAAATCGCCATCATGGTTATAACTGAAATTGGCGGCAAATGCTGAATCCGGATCGCTATATCTAATCTGTCCACTGCCGTCATTGTCCGTCAAAAACTGCATTGCAGCGATCGAATTGTCTTCCAATAGTATTTGCGCTGTGGACAACACGGAACCGCCCGTATCAGCATCCTCGATGTGGATCGACGTCAACGGCGACGTCGTGCCGAACCCAAGCCGTTCTAGCGCCAGATAACCGTCATCGTCCGATTTCAGAACCGTATCCGTATCGCTGGCGCCGTCGCTCGAAGGCGTATGCCATCCGACAATCGGCCCAGTCTCGATCCGCGGTATGTCGCCCACCGCGCCCCCGTCGGGCACAAGCGAACTAATATCAGTTGGAGGCGCCGCGCCCACTTTGATATACCGCGCATCCCCGCGCGCCGTCGTCAGATACTGCGGATGATCGTCGCCGGCCAGGCCGTCCAGGCTGCTATGATCCGACACACCCACTGCGCCATCGTTGTCGGTCAAGTCGCCCAGCGCGCGCACAATATAGGGCAGCTCTCTCTTCGTCTGTTTGCTTACTCGTTTGACCATAATCAGCCCTGTCTGATGCCGCCAATCTCGAACGGATCCGGCGCCCCGGCCGGCCGGATGGCCAACCGACCCGAATTCGCATCATATTCGCTCGACGCTACATAGATCGGCGTCAACACCACCAGACCATCGTTGCTCGGTGGATCGTCGATCTCGACCCAACGGCCCGCCACCAACCGGCCCGGCTCGATGACGCCCCCATGCCGCCATCGGAGACGGCCGTCACGGCCCAGCACCAGCTCGGGCGCCGTATCGTCCGGCCGCACGTCCACCACTACCGCACGCCCGTGCGTCACCGTTAGACCCAGGCTCTCGCCGCCATCCGTGCCCATCGCCACCAGCGTTTCGACCTCATCTCGCGCCGTGCTCAACCCGTCCCGGAACTGGTTGACCTCGATGCTGCTATCGGTTCGCACCTCGGTCAACGCCGCGAACTGGTTGCCGGCAGTGAGCATCTCCGCGATCTGCGCCGTCGTCTCCGTAGCGCCCCAGACTCTAAACGCCATGTCGGCCGCCGGCGAGCGCGTCCACCAGGATGCACCGTCGTACACCAGCAACGTACCGCTGCTGTATCCCGCATCCTCATTGAGGCCAACCCGATACCCATCCGACGGCTCATTGGCGCCATCTCGCCGCACCACGATCCAGTAGTCCGTCCCCGTCGCAAACGAAACCGTATTCGCCATGTCAATCCAATGCCAGAGCATGGATGTCCCAATGTCGGCAGGATCCACCGTCGCCGAGTCCAGCACCGACCCGGGCGAACCTCCAGAATCCGCGCAAAACTCCACAATCACATCGTCACTGGGCGAACCGACCTTCTTTAGCTTGATCCCGATCCGGTTGACCGTATAGGCCGCGCCCGAATTGTTCTGCACCTGCTGCGCAACGCGCTCCCCATACGCGGTCACTGTGACCCCGGACGCCTCACCCGGCGCCTCGTTGGCCATGCTCTCGACGACCGTGATCGATCCCCCCTGCCGGATCGTGATGGACGGCCCCACCGTCTCGGCCACGATATTGCCCGTATACCCCCGCGTCGTCACGTGATTCGGGTCCATGCTGGAGATCAGGTGAAAACCGCTGTTCGACGCGCTGCCCGAAATCTCGATGTACTCGCCCGACCGGATGAAGGCCAAACCCTCATTATTGTCCAGAATATCGTCCTGGATCTCAAAATAGATCGTATTCGCCGAGTACGCGGCCTGGGTGTCGGCCGTATTGCCGCTGTCCACAGTATAGGCGCCATCATTGCTCGCCGATCCGGAGACGCGGATCACATAGCCGGGCTCAAAATTCGCAAACTGCCCATCATGCTCATACGCGACTTCATCCGTCGTGAATCCGATGTCATCGCTGCTGAATCCCAAGCCCAGCGGCTGCTCCGCGCTGCCGCCAATATAGTCCTCTCTGCCCACGGCGCTGGTGTAGTAGCGCCAATCAAAGGTATGCCAGAGTCCCCGGCAGTAGAGCGTGGCGAAATACTCCGAATCATCCTCAATCTCAATCGTGGCCACCGGCAGGCCCAGATCGCCCAGCAACCGGTTGCGCAGCGCCTCGGCCAGGTCCGCCGACAGGTCGCTATCGCTGTGACGCAACTCGTGATAACCGTAGCGGCCGATGCTCTCCCAGTTCGCGCCCCACGTCGTCTGGCCATCCACCAGCCCGCCATCGACGTCGGTGAAGGTGTATAACACGCTGATATAGTTGGCCACATCGTCCAGGGTCAGCCGGTAGGTGATCGGCCCAATGCGCACATCCACCGCATGAATGTACCCGTGCCACGCGTGCGGCCAGGAGTCATGGCCGATCTCGACCTCATAACGCAGCCAGCGCGTCACGAAACGCATGGCCTCCCGCGGGCCGGAGACATCGATGGTCGCCTTGTCCGGTCCGCCGATCCCCATATCCGACCACCGCCGCGGCGCCAATCGTAATCCGGCGCTATCGGCGATGCGTGCGTGGTCCCTGTCGTAGAGCGTTGTGAAGAACATCAGATCACCGTGAGAAAGCGCGGACGATACCAGACAGACATGTCAAAGGTGATGTTTTCGTCATAGCCGCCCGACGCGCTGGCGCACATCATGAACCCGTGCGTCTGGTCCGGATAGAGCCTAAGTGGCCCAAAACGACGGTAGACGTCCGGATAATGCACGGACCCGGTGTCAACGTATGCGTGATCCTCGATCGCATCGTCCACAATAGTGTCATTTGGCTCTAATTGATAGGTCAACCGGTAATGCCGCAGATTGTCCGCGGGCATCGACTGCAACCAAGCGATATCGTCGTCGCCGTCTACGGTTTCACTCTGCACGCCCAATTTAATCTCAACTGAGCTCGAGGATTCATCGTGA